CGCTCACTTGAGCTACTATCAATTTCAATGCAGATTTACCAGATGATGGGACTTACCTACCTCAGTTCAGATACGAAAGAATGGCTCAGAGAGTTGTCGACTAAGATCACGAACATTTCAAACGAGCTGTGCCGTCTAAAAGAACAAATCAAAGAGGAGTACTACAATGACATACAAGACACAGAAGACTAAACAAGACCTGCGAGAATCAGAAGAGACATTACAGTTTGTCATGGCAGGCATCAAATGTCACCTACCTAAAAACCCAGCGACTCAAGTTATCCTAGAGCGCATAGAGAAAGACATTCGCCTATATGGAGACATATGTAACATCGAGGGACGTGTTACAGAGTTTCTAGAGGAGGTAGGAGAGAATAAACTCACTATGCTACAGCGTGATTTTGATAACGTAAAATCAGGCAAAATGAGCTGTAAAGAAATTGCAAACAAAATCCGAAAAGAGTATAATGATTGGTAGATGGAGCTAGCACCTCCATAGCACATCTTGTAGCAGTGGTGTAGAATCTTTCTAACTACAACCATAATATCTGTGCCTGGTTCCTCCTTGTTACGTGGTTAGGCACAGACACACAATACCTTTCTTCCCATGGAACAGTTTACCTCAGTTACCCGGCAAGACCACGAGACAACCCTCAACAATAGCACGAAATGTGCTGTCTCGGTAACTGTGTTCCATGTAACACCCCACCATCTCCTCGGTGGGGTTTAACTTTATCTGCACTTGTTGTAAATTCTACCAGGCAAAATACTTAAAATCTATTGCATCCCCTTACTACAAATTGTACAATACAAACATAAACATAAGGCAAAGAGGAGAAGCCAAAAATGTCAATCTACACACACTACACCATTGAAGCCACCACGCGGCTCGGAGAGGTATATGTCTGGAATCCACTCACTAGTGAGTACGAGTACCAGAACAACCAAGAATCATCTGATATTAGCACAGAGGACGAAGCCATCGATGAGTTTGGCTTCGCAGTTGCAGCAGCAGACCCAGAAGAGTTTATGAAAGTAAGCCTACTCCGAGTCACAGAGCTTAGCAACGGCTCATCAGACGTATCAGTAGTTGAGTATAAGAATCTCTAGGAGAGGCAATGCAAAACTGGAAACTAAAAAAGAAACTCTACCAGGAGTCATGGGAACTAAAGGACATGAAGTACCGTATCCAACTCCTCAGAGAGTTTGTTGACGACAAATACTACATCGATAACGCTACAGAATACCTTGACAAAGCTCTCAGCAACATCGAGCTAGCAATGGACAGCAAACAACTCAAGAGAGCATACGAACCACTAACCAAAAGAGAAAAGGAGAACTAACAATGTATTTATACACAATCGAGTACAAGCGACTCAGCCGCAGCCAGAAGGAGGAGTATAAGACAGTAGCAGAAAACGCACGTGTCGCACTCCGTAACATCGAGCGCAACCGCTGCAAGCCATACAGCTACCGTATCATCAACGTAGAGCTTGTAGGAGACGATGATGAGTAAGAGAAGGACAACACGCAAGAGAGACAGAGTAGTGAGCACAACCACATGCAACGGTGTCACTGTGGCTAGAGCAGAGACAGAGACCCGCATAATAATGCTCAGCTTTGTTGGAACTATCGTTTACATTATCTGTTCATTAACAGGCGTATTCAAATAAAACGTAAATAAGGATAACTAAAATGAAACCATACATGATCATCTACCGTAGGAAGGGTATAAGCGATACTCTATCTCTCATCATCAAAGCAAACAACAAAGATGAGGCAGTGCACGTCTTAAAATTAAAGTTTGGCGCATACGACACAGATGAACTATCAGTAAAAGACGTGCGCCTCATGGATAAAGTACTATCTCGCTAGGAAAGGAACATTATGCCTATTTACCTAATAGAAAGAATCAACAGAGACACAGGTGCTGCTAAGGCAGAATTAGCAGGAGCTCCGTTTTTGGCCATCGCTTTCATCGAGCAGGAGAACAAGCACGGCAGCGACTACATATACAGGTTAGTAGGCCGCCTCGAAAATGGCAAAATCGTTAGCGATGAGCCAGACCATAATACAATGAACAAAGACCAGCTCCACAGGTTTCACCAATATATAGGCTCTATGGCTGAAAGCTCATACACTACCCCATTTGCTAGCCCATATAGAGACGATCCAGACATGGCAGAATATGTAGACATAACCAGCCGTCTAACAAGCAACAAGCAACCTCGCCTACGAAAGGAAGGATATTCTAATGTACCACTACCACCTACTCTACAAGCACAACCCTAGTGATAAGTGGAGTATCTATACTACTACAGCAGCAAGCGAAGGCAAAGCTATCACTAACCTGCTGAAAGATCAAGAAGAAGTATACGACTATAGGATCATCAGCCAAGAAGAGACAGATAGCAACGATACTAACATAGCCTATAACCTGTTTAAACTATTTGCCTGGCTCTTTACTATAGCTATGGTTCTATGGGTAGTGCAGCAAAGATAGACACAAACACCACAAAACACACACCAGGAGAGGTTTGCGAGGCCTCTCCTCTTGTTATTCATAAGGTAAATGCTTATAATGAGTGCATGACTAAGGAATCTCCCTCCAAGCTGGGAAAACCAAAACGGAAGTATACAAAGCCAGCAAAGCACAATAACCCAACTGGAATAGGTGGGTTTCAAGATCATCCAGAGCTACGCAGCACAGGCCGCTGGTCAAAAGACACCAGCATCTCATACTGGTATAACAAGCTAGGCCGTATGACGCTCAAAGAGCTAGAGGAATTTGAGAAAAAGGGCGATGAGCTTACTCCATTCCAAAAGACGGCTCTCGTGCGTGTTAAACGTGCCTACAAGGGCGATTCAGAAGGCCTAGCCGAAGCTAAAGAGGTAGCAGACCGCACAGAAGGCAAGGCAAAGCAAGAGATTGGAATCGACGCTAGCGATGATATGAAAACTATCATGAGAGGATTTATTATACCAACACTACCAACGGATTGGATCGATGAGCAAGTCGCATTGGCCCGTACTAAACAAAGCAACGTATGATGATCTACGAGAGAAGGGCTATTGGCTACCACTACCAGGCCCTCAGCAGCTCGCAATAGCTCTCTCACGCGACAAGAGATTCCGTGAGATACTATTTGGTGGCTCTCGTGGTGGAGGCAAGACAGACGTGTCTATTGCTACTATCGGTGATCGCTTTGGTGATACCAGGGCACGCCAGCTCGTCATTCGTAAGGATGCAGGAGACTTAGCAGACTTTGAGGAGCGTGCTGTAGCAGCTCTCCAGCCATTTGGTGCTAAGTTGCGCCGTAACCCTATGGTGCTCTCCGCTAAAGGCTGTGGCCGTGTTATTGGTGGTCACCTCCACGACGCTGAAGCCTACACAAAGTATCAGGGGCATGAGTATTGTCGTATCAATATTGAGGAGCTGACTCAGATACCAGACGAGGGACGATACGAGAAGCTCATTAGCTCAGCTCGTAGCAAGTACAAAGATCTATACCCTCAAGTGTTTGCTACTACCAACCCAGGTGGCGCTGGTATGGGCTGGGTAAAGAAGCGTTTTGTAGCACCAGACCCAGACAGGGCTGAAGTGCTCAAGATGGAATACCCTTGGGTAGACATATACGGCAAGAAGCAAGTCACGCACTGGCAGATCGTCATAGATAAGCGCACAGGCATCTGGCGTGCTTACATACCGGCCACAATTGACTCTAACCCGTTCCTGCTCGAGAACGACCCAGACTACGTGAAGTACCTCGACTCTCTCCAGGACTCAGACCCAGAGCTGTACCGTGCCTGGCGTTTTGGTGATTGGGACATTCAGTTTGGTGCTGTGTTTGAGGAGTTTCGGCAGAGTAAGCACACCTATACCAAGTTCAGTGAGTGGGGCGTTACAAAAGAGGAGTTTGACGGCAACTACCGTGTCATGGGCATGGACTGGGGCTACAACGATGAGTGTGTACTGCTTTGGGCTATGTTTGACAAGATCACGGAGAAAGAGAATAGGGCGTTTATTTACCGTGAGCTACACGGCAACCACAAGCCTAAAGAGTACTGGTGTGAGAGAATTGTGGAGATGTATCTCAAAGACCCGGTAGACTTGATAGCCTTGCCACATGACGCCTACAGCCATCTAGGAGGTTCAGAAACTATTGCTAAGACACTCAATGATACATTTGCACGTCTAGCGCCAGACGAGAAGCGCCCACGCATTGTACGGGCTGATAAGCTCATGAAAGATAGGAAGCAAGCAGCGGTGCAGATGATCCACAGTGCCTTCGCTAATAAATCAGATGGCAAGCCTGGCCTGATATTCAGCAAGTACTGCTCATACCTCATAGACACGCTGCCTACCATCATCTATGCCAAAGAGTCTGGTGGTGAGGAGCTTGATCCTAACAACGTAGACCACGCATTAGACTCACTCATGTACACACTCATGACAGCGAACCGTGAGTATGGCGTGTTGATCAACGCAGCTAAGCGTATTGAGAAGCTCACCAAGCGATCATTCACTATGCAGCCAGGTGGCAGAGTAGAGGCTAAAGATATTGGAATTGATATTGCAACAGCGGTAGAGACAGATAAGCTTGGATAAAGGCTAGTCTCTGGCGCTCTCTTTGCTGTATCATAGAGACAAACAGGAGACATAGCATGAATGACCAAGAAAAAGTATTTAAAGACCCTAGGGTAGACGACATTACAACCGGCACAGGTGTGATTGATGAGCGTGATGCCCTATCTATCGATGAAGTAGATGACGCTACGCTTGTACGGCGTTTCAAGTACTGGGTGAACGACTCAGAAGCCTACTGGAATAGCAGGAGCGGGTTCAACCTACGTAACGTGCGGGCACAGAACGAGCGCTACTACCTAGGCAAACAGGACAGCGACAGACTTTATTACCACCAGGCAGATTACAGGGACAACCAGCTGTTTGTCGGTATTCAAGCCGTTATCGCCTACGTCTCAGCTCGTGATCCAGGTTGTGAGATTACTCCAGGGGATGACTCGCCAGCCAGCAAGACGCTCGCTACACGCCTTGAAAGCGCTGTAGACCTGCACAGCCAAAAGGTACGCCTCTCACGCAAGATTAAGGTAGCAGCCAAGAACCTCGCCTTGAAGCGTGTCGGTGTGATCAAGCTCATGTACAACCCATTCAGCAAGGAGATTGAAGCTAAGGCACTCAACCCAGAGAAGGTTATTCTTGATCGTAATGCAGAGCTAGATGAAGAGCCTCGCTTTATCTGTGAGGTATGTGAGGACACTGTAGACATTCTCATGTCTAAGTTCCCAGAGAAAGAGAAGGAGATTATGGCAGAGCTTGGCTTTGTGCGTAAGACTCAGAAGCTCCTCAGCACCGTGGTAGCCTACAATGAGATTTGGTTTACAGATACCACCACTGGTGAGCCGCGTGAGTGTGTTGCCTGGTATTTCAACAACCTCATCTTAGATAAGAAACTCAGCCCTATGTACGAGTACGACAATAAGGGTGTTGCTATCTGTAACTACACAGACAAGCCCACAAAGCCGTACACCTTCTGTAACTACCTGAACGACGGCAGCCACATGATTGACCAAACGTCACCTATCGAGCAGGCTATTCCTCTCCAGAATATCCTCAACCGTCGTGGCCGGCAGATCATTGACAACGCAGACACAGCCAACAGCATTAAGGTGTTCCGTGCTGGCGCTATTTCAGAGGATGACGCCAAGAAGCTCACAGGCAAACCTAATCAGTCTGTTGTGCTTGATATTCGTGAGGACGAGCCTCTCAGCAACGCTTACGGTGAGATTCCAGCCCACTTGCTGCCTAACTACGTCCTACAAGACAAAGAAGACATTAAGAACAGCATCCATAACATCCTCGGTACTCCTTCTCAGTTCCGTGGTGATGACTCAAAGCGTGACGTTGGTACACTCGGTGAAGCCCAGATGATGCAAAGCCAAGCCTCAGGCCGGCAGGATGAGATTGTGCGTGAGATTGATAATATGCTTGATCGCTACTTTAAGCTGCTCGTCCAGATGATGAAGGTATACTACAGTAAGAACCATAAAATCTCTGGTCGTGACACTGATGGTAACTTTATCCACGTTGAGCTATCTCGTGAGACTATTCCAGATAACGCTGTGATCGCTGTGTCGCCAGGTAGTACTGTGAGCATGGACAAGAGCCGTCGAGAGAACATCGCAGTCAAGCTGGCAGAGCTTGGTGTTATCGATCCTTACAACCTGTTCAAGGATCTTGGTCTTAAGGACTCTAGCGAGCGTTACGAGAGCCTGGTCAAGTTCAAGACCGACCCGAACATGCTCGTGGATGAGGTACGCAGTGAGGTGCAGGACGAGGAAGCTTACATTGACTTTGCAGTTATCATGAACGGTTTCGACGCTAAGCCACGTGATGACGTGACGCCGGAGCACATCCTGGCCCATAATAAGCAGCTCCAGACAGACAAATTCCTCATGGCTAACCCGAAGCTACAGCAGAAGCTCCTCGCTCACATTGACCAAGAGGTGCTCAGCCTCAGCCAGCGTGAGCAGCTCCAGCAGGCTAGCGACCAAGGGCTACTTGTGGACCCATCTATGCCTACAAGCCCAGAAATTCCACAACCTCAGCCAGAAATGCCAGCAGACCCCTCTCAGATCCCGCCAGAGCTGTTGCAAGGCCAGCAGCCACCAGTAGATGGTCAACCAATCCCTGATCAGCCAGCGCAGCCTATAGGCGACCTAGGCGGCGTACAGGATCAAGGCACAAGCGGTATCCTCTCCGGCCTCGGGCTATAGACATAACCACCTCCATTTCGGTATAATTCATACATATACTAAACATAATGGAGGTGTTTACATTGGCATCATCAAACACAGACCTATCAGAGATGGATTTTGACGCGTTGGTCGAGAAGGCGGAGGCCGCAGACCAAGACGACGAGACTACTGATCAGGTAGAGGAACAGCAAGATAAGCCTACCACAGAGGAGGACAACAGCGGTGAAGGCGAAGCTACCGCCAAAAAAGAAGGCGACGAGTCGGAAGAGGCTCCAGAGGATGAACCAGACGAAAAAGAATCTGGAGAATCAAAGGAAGAGCCGAAAGCACAAGGCCTCTCTGACGAGGAGTTTCTAAAGGAGCTTGAGCGTCGTGGCCTTAAGGTGGCAGAAGACAAAAAGGAGGAGCCTAAAAAAGACGACAAGCCTCAGCCATGGGAAGAGCGCCCAGACGAGATTGACGAGAAACTCTGGAACAAATCGACACCAGAGGAGAAGTTTATCTACAATAGCCTCGACTACATTACTGTGAAAGGCAAGGATGGTGAGGAGCTATCTGTTAAGCTACCTACTCAGCTTCCTGATGACTTTGAGTTTGCCAGCAAGCGTGCCGAGGCGCAGTTCTACAGTGCTATGAGCGCCCAAAGCTCCAAGGCAGAGAAGCTCATGAACAAGATCACCTCTGATCGTGAGCAGACAACCAAGGCAGAGCAGGAGAAGGCAGAGCTGGATGCTATTATTGCTGACGTGGATCGCCTCCAGGATGATGGTATCGTGCCAAAGATCAAGGCTAAGCCAGGTACCAAGGAATTTAACACTGACCCTAGTGTGCAACTAGTGAATAAGATCCTTGACTTTCGTGATGAGTACAACCGCAAGCACAAGGGTGAGAACATTAGCTCGTACACAGCTGGGCTCATCTACAAAGCTAAGAACCCAAAAGAGTTTGAGACAGAGGATGACACACGGCGTGAGAAGCAGGACGAGTCCCGTGCCAAGACTGCACGACGTGTTGCAACAAAGACAACATCCTCGCAGCGACCAGAGTATAATAGGAAGGCTTTTAGCAATAACGCAAGTCTAACTGACATTGCAGATTACTACGCAGATCAACTATAAGGTGAAAGGAGAAAATAGATGAATCTGGATCAAATCAATCAAGGGTTAACCGAGGATCAAATCCTTGGCAACGCTGTAACGACACAGGCTGTGGACGGTGATACGTTCCGTGATATTGTGTACGCGATGTTCAAGCCAAACGATATGGTGGTGATCAAGAACAACGCGCCGTATCCATCAGGGTTTGCATACATGCATATTGATGACGAGGAGCATATTCAGCCTAATGAGTACACTAACACGACTATTCGTGGTAAACAGCGCGCCTTCCTCATCCACGCAGGCGAGGAGAAGGTAGTGCCAGGCTGGCTTGGCTACATGGCTCTCGAGCACATGTGGAAGGAATACGCCCAGTACAGTAGCTCTGATGGTGCTCGTATGCTTGCAGACGTTCAAGCTCGCAGTAAATGGCTTGACGAATCGTACCGTGGCCCAGCTCAGTACACGACTGGCGTCAAGGACACAGCTCCAGCAGCAGAGGAGAAGCCAGCACGCCGTGGCCGACAAGCTAAAGCGGAGAGCAAAGACGAGGATTTAGGCTTTAGCGAGTAAATAGCAGGCCTATCTGTAGCCCGCCCGGGGTATAATCTCTAAAGAAGGAGAATAACTGGGCGGGATTCCGCTTTAAAGAGACAAACTGTATGGATGACAAACCGTTGAACAAGTGGCAAGTAAAAGAAATTATTGATGACGCCATAACTAAGCACGAACTACGCAAAGAAAAGGACTTTGTGCCTATTTACGCGTTAGAAATATACAAAAAAGACATAGAATCACGCCTAAAAGATCTTGAAACTGACTCAGCAGAGGCTAAAGACCGGAATAAATGGCTATTCCGCCTGGTTGTTGGTGCAGTTATCACCTCATTTGTGCCAATTGTCATTGCATTACTGTCTAACAGTAGAGGGGGGATACTACGATGAGAAGTAATTGCGTCATTCGATGGTTCAAAAAAGAAAAATTACTAAAAATCCTATCAATCATGATGATTTTGAGCCTTATATTCAGTGGTTATACCATCTACAAGGTATTCACACTCAAACCAGGCCAAGCTGTGACTATATCTGGCGGTACGAAGGTGGAGAAGCCTGTCACGAACATCACAAACGCCCAGATAGACAAGGACGGCAACCTAGTTCTCACATATTCAGACGGAGAAGCTCGCAATGTGGGTTCTATTGTTGGCTCTAACGGTAAAGATGGCGCTGACGGCAAGACCCCAACCAACTCAGAGATAGCATTAGCCATCAAGACGTACTGCCTCACCAACAAATGCTCAGAGAACCCCACAAGCGCCCAGGTAATGAGCGCTGTTGCTGCTTATTGCTCGGGTGGTATATGTAACGGCACGAACGGTAAAAACGCATCAGACGAGCAGATAGCGACCGCTGTGGCTAAATACTGTGCGGCAGGGCGATGTAAGGGAGATACAGGCGCTACGGGCGCTACCGGGTCTACAGGCGCGGCAGGAGCTAATGGCGCTAACGGTGCTGACGGTAAAGACGGAAGGGATGGCAAAGATGGTGCATCTCCTCAGCTATCGTGCGTCAACACCAAGGACAACTCAGGCAACCAAACATCATGGGTAGCATGGAAGTACGAGGGTGAAGCCAATACCGCGTACCGTCGGCTATACAAGATCGATGGTGATAGCAACTGTATTAATATCTAAAGGAGGTATAAATGGCGTACAACTACATTACGCAGTATGACTCGCCAAACTACACTGCTGGCCGGCAAGGTAATGCCATTAGCAGTATCACTATTCACTGGTGGGGTGATCCTAACCAGAACCCTAGTTTTGAGGGTATCGTAGCATGGCTGTGCAACCCAGCATCGCAGGTGAGCGCTCACTATGTCGTTACAGGCACAGACCGACGTGTGGCCTGTATCGTAGACCCAGCTAACATCGCATGGCACGCAGGTAACTGGGTAGGCAACCAGACGAGCATTGGTATCGAGTGTGACCCACGGTGTCGCGATGAGGACTATGACGTTATTGCTGAACTGGTAGCAGAACTGCGTAAGACTTATGGCGACTTGCCACTGCGACCACACAACTCATGGACGAGCACGAACTGCCCTGGTAATTACGACCTAGGCCGTATTGACCGTATGGCTCGTGAGAAGGCTGGCCAGACTGTGCAGCGTGATCGGACTGATGAGATTAACTATCTCAACAACTTGTATCAGCAAATCCTTGACCGAAACGTAGACGAAAACGCTATCGGTCACTACCTGTCTCAAATCGACAAGGGCTGGAACTGGGATCAAATCCGTGAGGACTTGGCTAATAGTGCAGAAGGCAAGGCAGTGGCAGAGCAACGTAATACACGCAACAATGAACTACGAGCAGCTTACGACAGTGAGACTAATGAAATTCAGCGCCTCTACAAGGAGATTCTCGAGCGTGACGCTGACGAGGGAGGTATTGAGCATTACCGGGATCAGATCCGTAATGGCTGGGACTGGAACATGGTAGCGGACGGCCTACGACGGAGTGATGAGTATAAGGAGCTGCAACGCATCAAAAACGCACCAACGCCAGAAATTCGTCACGTAGAGCCAGAACCACCAACAGAGCCAGAGAAGGTACAGGAGAGGGCCGCAGAGACGCCTCAGGAAGCGCCAAAGGCAGAGGACACTACAACTATCCTTGGAGATATTCGACGTATCTTGCAGGCGATCCTAGACGCTATCACGGGTTTGTTTAAAAAATAAAGGAGAAGTAAAATGGAAGTACTAAACGTTCTTATTGTACCAGCAATCGTAAAGCTGTTCGACATGATCAACAAAAAGGAGTGGGGTGGCATCGCTAAGGTGTTCCTCGCTATCGCAGCAGGCATTGGCTACTACTTTGTGACCGGTCACTTTGTCTTTACTGATAAGGTACTCTACGAAGGTATCGCCTTTGGCCTCCAGGCTGCTGGTCTTGTGACTGTGGCAGCTAAAGCTGGCGCAACCAAATAGCTCACAATCAGCTGTTGTATTATTGACCCCTAGGTATCCTGGGGGTTATAATATTAGCGTATGCAAGATAGTCTTATGATCGAATGGAGAAACGGCGAGGTGACCATCACGCCGCCCGATGATTTTCAGAAAGTGATAAAGCCACGGTATATACCACGAGGGGCGAGCCGTGGGTTGTATATCAATCGTATGTCTGTGACTAAGAACGGGCAAACAACAGTGGTCACGTTTGAGAAGGATGGGGACGCGTACATTACCGCTCCGACTGGCAAAGTCTACTTTACAGAGTATAAGATCGTGAGCGCTCAGCCCGTTTTATTGTCTAAAGAGTTTGTTGGGTTTTCTGGTGTGAATACTGTCGGAGAATTTGATGAATTACTGTTGCCTATTTGATCTAGTTGGAGTATAATGCTTTATGCAGCGTGATCCGGAGTCCGGACGCCGTGAGAGCGACTGTACAAGTATAATTAATTAATTTACTGTGGTTATACATAGCGCCCGTGGTCAAAAGCCAGGGGCGTTGTGTTATTATAGAGGTGCACAACCAGCCTACCAAGCTATCTTGGTGAGGGCTGGTTTTTATTATTGACGTGTATAATGAGAGGTAGAATTAAACGGAGAAACACTATGACAAAATGGATCAACAATGATGCTTGGAACGCCTTGCTCAATAAGATAAAGACGGCTGATCAGATTTGGCTGCTAGAGGACACGGGAGGCGATCAATACACTTATAGCGCGATGGAACCAAAGAAACTTGGAGCGAAAGCAGTGTCACTTGGATCTATATCGTTTCCTAGTAATGGCGAAAAAAAAGTAACCCTACCAACTGTGTCTGATATTCCTATAACAAGAAGTGGGACAGTAGCCAATGTGGCTTTTGTCCGCTCAGCCAGTAGCGAACTGTTGATGACCGTTGATGTTACCACCCAGGCAGTATCTCAAAACGGTAAAGCTGATGTGTCTGGCGTCGAGTTAAAGGCGGAGGTAGTGTAGTATGGAGAACAATAAAAGAGTACGGCGTATCGCAGACATAGCAGAGGAACTTGGGTTTCGTGTATGGTTTAGCTTTGCGGTTTGCCATATCCATAAAATGTATGGCCCAGAGGTTGCTCACTTTGAGCTGGATGACCAGCAGCGGTATTGGGTGTCGTCTGAATTTCTAAATGCTACTGCTGGTAAGTATTTCCGTGAGGTGGTTGATCATATTGGTTACTTAGCGGCCAATAAGGGTAGCCAATCGAGAGGGGTGCTATATTCCCCTAAAGATGGGCGCACTAGTTGGTGGTCGCTGAAGGAACTTGAGGACGGTAGCGGCGTTAAAACTATAGGGAATGAGAGCATGGACTCACTGTTCACGAAAAAAGGCGTCGAACGGATTATGAAACGATACGACGTAGGGCATAACTGCTACATACAAGAAATAGACCAAGACGGCACAGCTGGCAAGAGAATAGAATGGGAAGACGGAACTGATAGGAGTTGGTAAATGAACGAGAATTTAGCATCAACAGTATTAACTAGCGGCATAAACACCGCGCAAACAACCATCGCCGTTAAAAACGCCAACGATTTTCCAGTATCTGGGTATTACTATGCGACCATTACTCCCTCCAATACATTCCCCAGCACCGAAAACTCAGAGATAGTCTTGATAAAGGCTCGTGCTAATAATATATTTACAGTAGAGCGTGGAGCGCGGCGTACAATAGCAAAATCGTTCCAGGCTGGGTCTCTTATATACATATCGGTGTACGGCGAGAGAACGCTCAAAGTCGGTGACATCATCATGACAATGAATAATAGCCCGGCCTATGGTCGGTTGTTTATGGATGGTGGCCAGTACCAAGAAGAGGATTACTCTCTGTTGGCTGATCACATAAGGTATAACCCGGCGCTAGGAAGTGTTAGCGGCGGAATTATCACATTAAAAAATATGCGGCAAAAATTTCCACTGGGTAAAGCGCCGTCCGGTACGGGTAGTACTCTCGGTGAGTCTGGCGGGGAGATAGACCACAAACATGGCATGTCTACCTACACTGGAGCTGGAGTTGGGTTTGGTACGGGCGACGTTCGTGCGGCTATTGGTGCTACACATGATGACGCCAAACGTATAGGCTATGCAGCATTAGACGCGACAATGCCAGCTGGGGGCACCCGCCCGGATTATAAGTACTCGATCAACTCGAGAGACAGTCAAAAGAATGAGGGCAACAAGTGGAACCACTTCACCCCAGTGTTCGGGTACACAAACTCGAACACCCCGCCGTTTATTGTAGTAAATTTTGAAATTGTAGCGAGGTAGACCATGGCAACGGCTCTTTACTTCCCGGCGAGAGATGGCCTTAAAAATTGGGCTGGAGAGCTGATATATAGCGGCACGCTGTCGATAGTAGACAATCAAGTGTTGAAGCTCCGCCGAGCTAGCGACGGCACCGATAACGACCGGTTTGCCGGGTATATTCCGTTCGATTCCATAGACGGTGAGTTGTATGCCGTGTTCAATACCCTGCCGATTGCGGGCACCGACGGGTTGATGGGTATATTCGCCATGCGATGGATAGACCCATCAGTTAGGGGTGGTGAACCTTCTGGCTACACGTTGTCGATAATTCCCGACAAGTCCGCTGCGTCTGGTTATTCGCTGTGGCTAGAGAACGGTATTAGAAAACTGTCTAGCTTTCCTATTCCGTATTACAAACACACAAATGATTACTGTGCTAGATTTAGTGTTACCGGCAGTATTATAAAGGCAAAGGTGTGGCCATCAGCTGATAGTGAACCTGGATGGCAGATAGTGCTAAGCGATTCATCTGTGCAGGGCAGCCAAGACAGGAAGCGGAACGGCGTATTCACCCACAACGGCGGTTCGGTGGACTACCGTTTTATATCATTTGGCTTTAATAGCTCGTCCGCTCCATCGATGCAAGACTTAACGCCAGTGTCTGTAGCGTCAAAGCAGCTAGATAATACGGGGTTTATAGCTGGGCCGCTAGGCGGCTTCCCGGCTGGCGGTGCATATATTCCTGCGAAAGTTAATGCGAACTATGATATTGCCGGTGATACATCAACAACCAAAGTCACCATTAAGCAGCCGACACTATCACATAAGTATTCCCTCCGGGGCAACAGAGGGTTCCCGTGGGTCGCCATCAAGCCGCCGAAAGTGGCATATAAAGAGCCCGGCAAGCTGTATATGCTGCCCTCAACAGAGGTAGCGAGAGTCAAAATAAGCCAGCCGACACTGAATTACAAAGCTCCGCCCAATACGAGAGTTGTAGGATCAACAACAACAACCAGAATAACCACCAATCTGCCGTCTATAACGTTTAGCTCGAAGCACGCCATCATAGCAGATGAGACGATAGCACGCATCGAACTGCCTCAGCCAACCATTGTGTTTAAAGATGTAGAGCGATATACATTTTATGTAGACCCTGTGACGGCTCGCATCCGTACGACGTTACCCTCTATTCGTTTCAAGCGTGTACAGATCAACCCCGACGTGTGGGCAACACCACAACAGCGCATAGAGCAGGAATGGCGCAAGCTACCCGTCTCTAGCGAGGCCACAGGCGCTTGGAGACAACACGAGTATGTTCGTAGTAATGACCAGGTTTGGCGCGACAGACGGCGTGAGGACGCCTCACAATGGCGAAAACCAGCATCTACCACTAGAGATGAGCAAGAGTGGCGGCGTGTAGTGTATGATTAGAGTAAAGGAGAATAAGACATGCTGACATTTTCGCAACTAAAACAGGACGTAATCAGCCTCATTAACGTCGATGAGGACAACATACAAGAGGTGCGCAAAGCTGTCTCGGACATTAACACCGGGATTAAGCTATTTCAAAACGCTGTGAGACGGTACTGGGTGCGCCAGGAGCGTGAGACCAACCTCATCCAGGGTAAATCACTGTATCGCTTCCCGAGGGACATGGTACGGGTCGTAGACGTGCGTATAAAGGATGGAGATAACTACTATCCCATCAATCTCGTGCACAATATCGAGGAGTGGCACAAGATCACAAGTGGACAATCCACCGGGAGGCCTGAATGTTTCATTATCAAGAACGGCACAGAGATGGAATTATTCCCAACACCATCAGATGACGTGCCAAATGGCATGATTGTGACGTTTGAGCCTCGTATGCAAGACCTTGGGCTGGCAGATCGTGAGGTAAATGTGTCTCTGACAGAGAATAGCCCACGAGTTACAGCCGCGCAAGACAGTTTTGTGCGCAGTATGGAGAATAACGGGTGGCTACAGGTCACAGACGGCAGTGATGGTAACTGGTACAAGGTGGCTAAGGTTGTAAACGCTCGCGAGATACGCCTTGAGACGCCATATCAGGGCCTCACAGCGACGACACGCGTCAAGATAGGTCAATGCCCACAATTCCCCGAGGAATATCACCAAGCGCCCGTATATTACGCCGCACAGCAGTACTTTTTGATGCGTAAAGACCTAGACAGCGCTAATATGTACAAGCAACTGTTCGATAACATGGTGCAAGAGTACAAGACAGTATACGGAATGACAACAACCTCTGGCTTTATCCAGGGCGGTAGTAGCATGATGGGCCGCGAGCGGCTCACTGATCCAGTAAGGAGTATTTGGTAATGGCAGCAGGTAATACAGGCGATACAATCATCAGCCAAACGTCGTTTTATGGTGGCTTTGGCACAGATGGGAAGATTGGTATCAAGAATAGCTATGGCGACTCAGAGTGTATGGACGGGCGCAAGAACCCAAGCCGGCTTTCTGTGCTACCTGGGGCGCGCAATTTAGGCGACGGGGATATACGCGGCTTGATTGTAAATATGACGCAAACCCCAGACGGTGTAAGATGGGGGATTGACAGGTTCGGCACACTATACAGGATCGATGTAAACAATGACGTTACGGTTGCAGCTTTTCTCCCAGGCTGGACTGATGGAACGTTTGGAGACCTAACCTACTGGAGATTAAAGGACGCTATCTATATTACCGGGAATGACCGGATCTACGCATACACTAACGCTACGTCACCAAATCAGTCTTTTATTGATACTATTACCGGTAAGGCTAGCTCGTATCCTACAGTAGCCCAGATCCTCGTAAAAGACCGTGATGGCAAGTGGATTGGTGGTGGTACAAACCGATGGAGTAGTATCAACGGTCAAGCTCAGAGTGATGGGCTACCTACCTCTATTATTGAGAATGAGGAGAACACCTGCATTTTCTTACCTGACCAATCTCCTATGACTCGTATCTCTGTGCGATTCCACGCTAAGGGCAGTGGTCAAGTCCACCTTGTCGTACATGATGCCCAGAACAAAGAGATTGCTCACGCTACGAAAAACGCCAGTGAGGTACAGACGGGGCAGATCACTTACTTCGACTTCCCAGAGACCAAGGTTGGTGACTACGCTAACTTCGGTACGGAGTACCATATCCACATGTATGCCAGCGATGGCAACTGGCGTGTAGAAACGTATGAGCAAGATAAAATGTATGGGCTACACTTCCAGTACTTTGCCTCACTCCTCACTAGCACGACACGCAAGAGCCACCCAATCATCAACTGGGGTGGTAGCAAGCTATTTATTGGTAACGACCAATATCTAGTCGACTGGCTTCCTTCTGGCCTAACACAGGTAGACGAGACTGAATTTAACCGCCACCGTGTGATTGTAGAGAACGGTATGGAGGTAACGACACTCACTAGTAATGACGAGTATGTCGTATTAGGTTGTGAAAAGGTGAGTACAGTACCTGGTCGATCCTTCCAAGAGGGGATGCTCGGCTTCTGGGACGGGTTTGCAGATGGGCTAAACTTTAAGATCGATACACCAATGGGTGAGCCAAAGAGCCTATTCACTTACCAGAACATTACTTACACGATCATTGATGGCGCTATGTACGCCTATACAGGGGCTAAACAGCTAACCAAGGTGCGTACGCTCAACGATAGCCATAGCGAGTACTCAGAGCGACGAGACACGACTGATATTTACCCGCACTGTATGACAGTGAGACGCGGTATCATGCTGTTTGCCTTCCCAAGCAAGACCAGTCTCTACACGATGAGGCATGGCATCTACTCATGGGGTGCAGTGGACAAGAACTACCCAGAGTCATTCTACTACTCGTACAATATGCCAGAGGCAAGCGGGAACTACAATACCTCTGACGTGACGTATGAGCTTGGTGGGTGTTGGAACTTTGGGGACACATTATACTTTAGCTACCAGATACAAACAGGGGGCAGTACGCGTTACAATCTAGCTGTTGTAGACAATAATAGTAAGCCAGCTAAAAAGTTTAGCTACCAATCACTCATGTACGATGGCGGTGTGCCGTGGGCAGATAAGCAAGCCCTTCGTATGGGTGTTACGTTCCGTGCGCTACCTAAGGGCGCTACAATCACCCCTAAGTACAAGATTGACGCAAAGCCGTGGGTATACGGCAAGAAAACAGCCACAGAGGGCGACGTAAGCGTCCGTATGGAGATAAATAAGCGATTTAAGGAGATTACCTTCGGCTTTGATGGAACGACCACAGACGCCACGCCAGAGCCTCCTACGATCGTATCTGTGCAACTTAATGCCCGAACACTCGGGGAGGAGATGAAACTGTAATGGCAGACTCAGTCTACAACCCTAATACCGCGAGCCTTGAAACGTCGTTTTCTCAGATTAAAGAGACGAAGCTCACTACTAAGTTTGAGGAAATAGAAAACACTGTGGTAGGGAATATAGCTCAGCAACAGCAGATAACACCACGCCAGGTGCGCACAGGTGAGACACGGGGCGACACACAGCTCCGTGGGCTCATCAAGGCGGAGGATCGCTCAGGCCGTATTGTGGCTATGTTTGGGTATTCACAAGGAGCTTTCTAATGGCTCGTGTAGAGCGTAGAGATTACGGTGTTAAAATTGCCATGCCTGGATTTGACGCGCAGACAGCGCCAGATAATAAGCTGCTCTTTAATTCGTCGTTCCCTATACTGCAAGCTAAGATATTAGCCCCGCTCGGCATAGATGCTAGGCAGCCGCTGCCAGGCGGGCTACAGACCGCTAACTATGGCGGCGAGCTACTCGAGGCGCGTAACACCGGGTTCTCTACGATCTACTACTTTAGATGGAGGCACAACCTTGGCTATGTACCGTTTGTTATGGCTATGAACCCTACGTTTTACGACCAGCCAGGCGTATGGACGGCAGACAGGGAATATATCTACTACAAAAACGCTATTCCACCCTACTATAACGGTACAGATGGATCGCGCTCAGACCTGAATATGGTGTTTGTTAGCCCCACCCCTATAGCAGAGGAGGTTGAGTATCCATATACAGCATCACCTCTGTCATTCGACTACGGTACACCTCTACGCGACTATGGG